TTTTGTTCCTTATTTATATTGCGTTAAATTTAATTTTGCTACCGAGATCGGCAACGTTATCGTTCATTTTCCAGTCATAGGACTGTGTGAATACGTCAGCTACACTATTTCTATTTGTGAAGGTACACTTCTCTAAATCAAATTGAAATCCTTGTGTTGCAGACTCTCCCGCTTTAATTACCATGTCTACGCCAGTCTTCCACGACTGTACATCGTTATTAAAGGTACTAAGAACATACTGCCCGATAGAACCGGAGAGTATTCTCTTGTTTAGAGTAAAATTAGAGGGGTACATAGAATTACCTGCGTTGGTAACTGCTAATGCATCGTTGACAGTTTCGTATTTAAGCCATTCTATATCATTCTGTAGCTCTACGGAAACTTTGTAAATTCCATCAGTGAGGTTGGTAGTATCAGCTTTAAGCTCTAAGTGGCTTACTTTTTGATACGTCCGTGTGCCTGGAGCAACTACTGTAACTGCAGGATCTGTACTAGCAGTAGGTAGAGTAGCGTTTCTTGTCAACTTGCTTGCTTCACCAGAGATGGATAACTTGAGGTTCTCTAATTTCTCAATTAAGAATGTCCCATTTGTTATAACACATTTTTCTAGCTTGTAAACATCGTTAGGCAATTTTATGTATAAATCAAAAGTGTTTAATGTATTTGTACCTGTCTTATAATCCACTAATAAATTAAAGACAACATCTAAAACGTTCTGCGTAAGTGCAGGTATTGTAAACTCAAAATTTGCAGGATTAGCTTTCTTTATACTTGAAGCTTCGTGCATCTTATGTTGTTCATGCAAAGTTTTTTGAGGATAAGTGCTATCCGTAAAAGTTTGGCTAAAACTTAGGTCACTGCTTACGTCTAATCTATGTCGTGAACCTGAGTAAACAAGGTAGACCTCCGCTTCTTTTAGAATATTAAAATTAGCCATTTTTCTCCGGATAGTATAAGGGGCTCAAAAAAGAGCCCCTTACTTTTTCTACTTCATAGTATAGTCCAAAAGACCTCCTATGTCAAGAACTTTTTTTATGCACCTACATACTTAACTGAAAGCTCATCAGCAGACTCAATGTCTGTTCCTAAAGCGTGGAAGCTCATCTCTACAGAAATAATATCATCAATAGAGTGAGTGGGCACTTCTAAGTGACAAGCGGGCATCGCTAGCTCTATTCGAGGAGTGCCGGCTGCACCACCAACTTTAAAGTTAAGATTAAACGCATTAGTAACAACTCCAGTTGCTCCAATAAGATCTTCCCATAAGTCCATGCTTCCATGAGTACCATTGCTTAAGTAACAAGTAAAACTTCCTGATACTGAACGCGTGCCTGTAACATGATCTAAAGGTTGGTTAATTACACCGAGAGTTTCAGGGGTAAGGAACGTCATATTATTAGAGATAGTAATACTTCCGCCTGTTAAAGTAAGAGCATAAGTAAGTGCGCTACCTGAAACAGAGGAAGTTGCGGTTAACTCAGTCAAACGATTACGAATAAAGTTATTAGTACCAGCAATTGCTTCAAAACGTGTTCTAGTTGGAGAAGCCGCCTGCTCAGTAATAATAGTACCCATACCAGACCAGTTAATAGTTGCAATACCATCAATATCAAAATCAATACCTGCTTCGTTCATACAGCAGTTTGCAATCTTGTAAGTAATAGCACTTTCACCCGTAGTTCCACCTAGTGTAAAGTAGATATTTGCTTTACCAAGAGTTGTTTTATTAGATGCGGTAAATACGATATCCATATCGGCATCGCCTTTAGTAATAGCGTCGCCCCATGCTGCTTCTGTACCATCTGCAGGTACAGTATATTGAGCTTGTCCTGCAAGCATTGCCCATAGACACTCTTCTACTGCTGAATGCTTATCATCATCTGCTGCTGCTCCTGCTACATATCCGTCTGCTGATTTAAAAGGACGAGCATAAGTAGAAAAACTCCACTCTGCTGGTGCATAAGAATCAGTAAACATTTTGCGTCCACGACGGCTTACGTTACTACCTGCTGACATTTCATTTAAAGTTACTTCTGAGGTGTTTGTTGCTTGCGAGAATGAGAAACCGTCCAAAACTGGAATTTCCCAAATTGCGCCTGCTACTTCTGCCCCTGCTGTATTTAGGGGTGCGACAAACACCTTACTGTCGCGGCTGAAAAACATTGTATCTGCCATAGTTAATCTCCTATGTTATCTTGAAAAGACAAGGTTTTGAACTTTTGCTCATGCCTGTATTTTCTAGTATCGAACCTCTATAAGTATTTCTCCAACACCTAAGGGTTCAAGTACACCTTCATCAGTATCAATACTGACTATTGTGATTTGCTGTGTGTATTGTACCGCACCTGTGCGATCAAAATACGTTAATCGAGAGCTATCTTCTACTACAGTTTCCACGTCTTCCATCAATTCGTCTAGTGCTTCCACTGCGTCTTCCGCTTGAACGTAGCATCTTAATGTAATAGAAAGAAATCTGTCTTTATAACCGGCCGCCTGATACTCTCTTGTCTCAGAACCAGCATTTAGGTGAATTGCAGGAAACTCCTCCACTTCATCCCAAAATTTAAGTCGGGGAGAAACATTTTCATTTACGTTAGATAAAAAGTTTCCTGACCCATCTATATCTTTAAGCTTTTCGACAAGAGCATTCACTATCCCTAACCGTCTTGTTGTATATGCTCTGCTCATTATAGTCTCCTAGTGTACAGTCTGCCTATAGCTAATTCTACGGCAATTTCTCTAATAGAGCGGCTGATTAAAGCACGAGGGTCTCGTTCAGGACTTCCTTGTGCAAACCCTGGTTCAAATGTTTGATAAGGGTTTTTCTGATAAGTATAGCCAAAACTAGGAAATCCTTGTCTTGTTGATACAGCATCTACTACTCTAACACTCTCTGCGAATCTACCTGTTCTATTTTCTAGGGCGGGTAGATCCATATTGGCTTTTACAGTTTGAGGCAGCTCTTTATTTATCATTGCCATCATCTGTAAAGGTCTTGCTGCTGCAGAGTCTGTTGCTCTTCTTTTTGCCTTACGGGTTCTCAAGGCCATAGCACTTAGTACTATTTTTCTTCCTGTCTTAGAACCTTTGCCTTTACTTTTAGTCTTAGTGCTCATCTTAACTGATTTAGCACTAACCTTTACATTCTTTTTTCCTTTAAACTTATCAGTAACTAAGGCTGCTGTTTTATCCTTCAATGAAGGAGATCCCTTCATATTTAGCATGTCAGGAGTTAAGCTGCCTATAAACTTCCTGTAAACAGCTTTTACGGCTTTTTCTTCTTTGGAGTCTGCTATATTATCTTGACCTGTTTGAAAAGCAATTACAGAAACGTAATTTGCATTAAGCTTGCCTTTCTTTGTAACTATATTATGCCCCTCTGTAATAAGTCGTTTTATCTCTCGATGAGATACTGAATCCAGTTCTCCTTTCCTAAAAGACCCTTCTATATTATAAAGCAGTAGTTTTTTTGTAGCATCATCTAACCCTGCAACAGACCTGGCTACCTGTACCTGAGAAACTGCATTACCTCTAGCTCCGTGCCCTTTATGCAAGTTTTGTGATATATCGTTCTCAGCACTAGCTTCTATAGCTCCTGATTGTACTAGAGTTTTTATCATTGTTTTTTTAATCGTGCTTATAGACCTAGAAAAACTACTAACAATAAACATATCTTTGTTCAGTGTATAAGGAAGACGTATTTCAGGCAGCTTAGAAACAACTGCATTATATCTTCTAGTATTACGTTTTTTAAAATTCTCTTGTAGCTTTCTTGCGTGTGCTTGGGCTTCTTTAAGTGCTAGAGCTAAGTCTCCCTTGCTGGGCGTGCTTCCTGTAGATGCTTGTATAACTTTTTGTAGCTCTTCGGTATCTGCAAGTATTAATAACTGCCCTCTTTGCCTTGATACAGCTTTACGCGCTTCTGCGTCCAGCTTCTTTAACAAAGGGTTTGTAAACTTTTTATCAAAAGACTGCTTGCTCATTAAAAGTTCTTATATAGATCCAAGACTCTTTTAATATGGTCTGGGAACGCTACGTTATTACGTTGGCTAGAAGAAGACTGATTCTGTATGCTTGCTCCTTGCATAGTTTGACGAGCTTTATGCTCATCTTTAATGTAGTATGTAAGTAAGTCAATTACAGCTAGTTGTAAGTCTGGAGGACATACTAAGTAGCCTGCTTTATAAACAACTTCTACAGCACCAGGGCCTGTTGGGAAAGGTAAGTATCCGTTAGAGCCGTTAGATCTAAATATACTATCGGTATCTGAATCTAAGTAGTAGTCTTTATTAGCAACAAGTGTCTTATAGTCAGACGCGATACCTATACGCTCTTTCACAGATATAATAGTGTTTACAGGGCTTTCAGTTAGCTGAATAGAAGTAGTTTTATAATTATTATTAAAGTACTCTGTTTTGTTTGTAGCAAAGTAGTCTACAAAAGTGTTATTACAATAAGTTTTTACTAATTGACTCACGGCATTTATTAACGAAATAATACGGGCATCTTCCTTAGTACTTTGTATACCTTCGGATGCTTTGTATTCGTCTATTGTTATTAAATTTGCCATAAGATTATAAGTCCATTAGTAAAAACTCGGGGGCGAACCCCCAAGTTTTATTACTCTTCTACAATTAAGATGCAGCGTATTCGATACGAACTGAAGGAAGGTTGCCTACGGCACCAGCATACAATTCGGTGAATCCGAGTGACTGAGCAGCTACAATAGCAGTACGCTGATTTGCAGTCTCATACTCACTTTCAATACCAACACCTTTCAGACGTGGTACAACGTAGTTGTGAACGTTAACTGCGATAGCAGCAGTCTTGTTCGCAGCACGTGCAAAGTGATCAGAGATAACAACAGGAGAACCGTAAACAGAACCCATGGTACCTTGTACTTTAGCAGCTAGATCAGAACCAACTTCACTAACATCAGCGAAAGCAGGATCATTTACTAGGTTGTAGTACTCTTCAGTGTTAACGATGTAAGCAACGTCAGCAGGATTGATACCATACTTACCCATCTCACCACGTGCAGACATAAGCATAGCAGCAGTAAGGTTCGCAGAACCGTTAACAGCTAAGTCAGTTACAGAAGCAGAATCACCGGCGAAGAAAGAACCAGATCCATCAGTACCTGCAGCGCCACACAGACCTACGATTGAAGCATTACCAATAGTGAAAGCGCCATCAATTGCACGAGCGTGAGCACGAGCTAGAGCAGACAAGATCATTGGCAAGATAGTTACAACAACTTGCTCGTCAGTATCAGCACCGATATAGGTACCAGAGATAAGACGCTTAGCGAGTGCAGTTACTTCACGCAATTCAAACTCGTTAGCAGCTACTTGGGTACGGTTTTCTAAGATACCGTCGCCAATGCCACCGGCAGAGAAGGTTGCAAGGTTAGTGTCATCCATCAAAGGAAGTACAGTTGCGCCAGAATTAACATTCATTTCTTTAAACAACTGAGCTACACGTTGGTTAAGACGAACTTCTTCTTCAAAAGTAGTTGAAACGATAGTATCTAAAGTACCAGCGTTAGTGTCGAACTGAACACCAGCTTTTTGAGCCAGATCCTGTGCGAAGTTAGTGTTCCAGCCTTTACCAGTGATTTTACCAAGTACAGAAGCATGGAGAAATTCCTTGCCAAACTTAGTTAGATCGCCGCCGCGGTTGCTGAAGCTTTTCTTGCTATTTTGCATAGCTTCGATTTCGACAGACTTCTCGTCGAGGTCAGCTTTATGCTGTGCTAGAATACCAGCGATGTCTGCGTCTTTAGCAGCCATTTTGGTTTCCATGTCAGCCATAAGAGCTTCAACGCCAGACTGAATACCAGTCTTAACCTTGATGTTTTGTGCTTCGATAAAAGAAGCTTGTGTTTCAGCTTCGGCTTTCTCAGCTGCTTTTTGCTCGGCTTGCTTCATTGCGATTTTAGCAGCTGTATCTTCAGCTACCTTCTTTGCAAAAGCTTCCAAGTCGATGTTTTGATTGTCCATTTTGATCTCCTGATCTGCGGAAATAAGTTCCGCGCTTTTCGGTGTGTGGTCACTAGCTATATTTGAAGAAGTATCTTCGTCCTTAGCCAGAGACTGACCGGCTAGATCTACACGATTAGTGAAAGTTTTTTTGAATTCTTCGTATTCCTCAGTGGAATCAAAAGACTTCGCGAGCGAAAAAGTAGCTGCTTGATTACACGGTACCGATACAACAGATACCTCAAATAACTCAGCGTCCTTAATCATTAGTCCATCGGTTTCTTTTATATAGTCAGCGTCCTTGACTCTGAAACCGACAGAAAAGGCTCCAAGAACACCGTCTTTAACAAGTTCAGCAACATTGCCTGGGGCATTTTTACTGATCTTACATTCTAACTCTAGGCCATTAGGTCCTGCTTTCATACCTGTGGCTCTACCAATTGGTCTATCATAGTCATGATTAAATAGAATAATTGGATTTTTTTCAAAATTCTGTAATCCACCTTTCTGCCAAGCTTCTGCTGAAATAGTATCACCCGCGCGATCGAAGTCAGCTGTACTTGCCATTCCACGGATCATGACACTGCCATCATCCCCTTCGTGGGCTTTAAAAGTAGACGTAAGATTAAAGATTTTATTCATCTTCTTTCTCCACTTTAACTGCAACCTTGGGTGCAGGCTTGACCGCTGCCTTAGGTGCAGGCTTTGGTGCTTGAACCGTCGGCTTTTCAGCTTCAGGCTTTTTCGTAGGAGTTACCTTACTATATTGCTCAAGGTTGCCCCAAAATGCGCTTTGTTTAATCATAGTCATTAAACCAGCATACCCACCAAATATGTACTTAATAGTAGATCCTGTTACAGGCTGTCTATTGCCTAGGCTAACATACTCAGATTCGGTGTGTACTTTCTTTTCTTGAGCATAAAAAGCTGCTACCAGCTTGACTGCTTTTAATCTTTTTACTTTATTACTCATCTTCAGTCTCCTCAACTGGTCTGCCACCCTCGTCGGGGTTAGCTGCAGATCCTGCTATATTTGCAGGTATTCTAATTTCTTGTGTTCCTTCGATCTCTGGAAAGCCTAAACGCTCACGAGCTTCAGCAGCAGTAATAATTCCGCCATTTACTAGAGAAGTGTAATATGCTGATGCATCTCGTAGCTCAGGCGCGAGAGCTGGAATATCGGTAATGTCTTCAACACAGTGGAAACCATAAAATCGAGTCATTGCAAAATTAATTTTTCGAACGATAGGAAGTATAGTCTCCAAATAATATAATCGTAAATTTGGGCGAATGTTAGCATTATTACCAGAATCCAAAAGGATTGGAGGGATCCCGAGTGCCTTTAAAATAACCTTTTCATTTTCTAAGATTGCACTTTGGAAATCCAAATCTTTAAAACTTACGTTTGAAATAGAGTCTACTTCAATACCACCGTCTAAGATTAAAGGACGTCGACCACCTGCATCAGGTCTATAGCGTTGTTGCCAAGCTAAGATCATACGGTCTTTAATTTTGTCAGAAAGTGTGTTTGGCGATTTGAGTACAAGGCCGGGAACAGCACCGTTCTTAAAGAAGTTATCCTGAAATTTACGCATAGAAGAAATAAGATTCATTGTGCGTGCTGCAGGACTAAGGCGCGGAACTCCTCGATAGATAGAGTGGAAAGAGTTATCTTTAATATGTATAATCTCGTCAACAGTAAAGTCTACGTCTACTAGGCTATAGTGGCTGACATACGTTTTTTCATCTGCGTGAACAATAACATTGCTTGCAGGAAGATGGTACATATGAGCACCATCGTAGTAGATAAAGATGTTACCGTCAATAATAAAGTCTGTAACAAGGTTTCTGCGGAAGGTGTTAATATCTTGATAAGGATTAGGTTCACGATTTAAAAGTGTCTCTACCTTACTACGCTTTATACCTTTAATCACGCCTTTAGTATTAGTATGAGGTTTGACAATAGTAGGAATCTCTGCAACATCATCTACAATCATATTTACACCGCGATTAACAATTTCTAGCTGCTCATAAGCTCTTTCATAGCTTAGAGTGTCTTCACGGGAGCCTTCCTTATTGCCAACGTCATGAAACTGAGCTGGGTTTAGCTTTTCGGTTCTTCCTAAGATATTGTTATACCAAGCCATGTTTTTCTCTTTGAATCTCTACCCAGCGCATCTGTTTCTTTGCAGTCCCTAGCGCAGGATCTTTACCATAAATTGAGTGAAGTTTTAAATGATGAGTATGACACAATGTTGCTGTATCGTTATAAAGCTCAGCATGGTGCTCTTCTATAAAATCATCCCGAAGCGACTGTATGTACTCAGGGTTATGTTTGTTCTTTAGTAACCATTGATTTAGTAGTGGCGTTAAACTATAAAAGTGGTGAAAGTCTAACTGCTCAGACTCACCACAAATCTCGCAAGAGGAACCTTTCGCATACTTAGACTTTGCCTTGTCGCGTACATACTTTACATAGTCACGTTTTAACTTAGGCATTTCTTTTGGGTTCCTGATTTTTCATTAGAAGAATTATATCTAGTTTAAGGTATATTGTCAACCACTATTTTTAACTAGGTGTCGCTAGAAGGATATATTTGCAGTTTGAAATGAATATAATCCATAACGAAGAGCATCTGCCATATGCGAAGCCATATTGTGCCTTGGTTTTTCTCTTGCAAGATTAGGGTTAGGATCCCACTGATAAGAGTCTAGGCATATAAGGGATTGCTTACATTGTTGATCAACAAATAATTTATTGTTATCAACAACTGCGGAAACATGCCCTATACCGTCTAGCACTGATTTTTTTGCATTGATAGTAGATATATCATAATTCTGCGCTAGATCAAAACGAGTCTGCTGTGCTGCAGAGTCAATGTATATATAGTCAATATCCCATCTTTCTATAAGTTTTTGTATTTCTATCGCATGTTGCTCTGTAGTACGTTCGTTATTAAAATATTCATCTAGTAAATAGAATTTATCTTCGTCCCAATCATAGGCAATTACACACAGTGCAGTAGGATCTTTGAAACCTACGTCCAACCCCGCGAACACGTCCATCTTACTAGTATCAAACTGAGACAAGTCTTTGACTTGGCTCTCAAAATCGAACTTCCAAATCTGTCCTTCATAAGTATTAAAGTCAGCTTCATACTCTTGTTTAAATTCCGCTTCAGACATAGACTTACGTGCTTCTGAAATATCTGACTCAGACATACGAGGGTTATCACGGTAAGTTGCTCTTATGGATGCCCACTCTGGAAAATCATCTGAGAATCCTCTATAGAAGAACTCCGAGAACCAGTTGTTGCGACCCCGTGGCGTGGAGATAAAGATAGCTTTAGAATTAGGCTTGTCTAGGGTAGGTCGAAGGGCAACGTTGAAGGCATCCTTGCCGTCAGCGAGTGCGGCCTCATCAAAGATGATAAGGTCATAAGATCTACCTACACAAGAATCGACCTGATTAACAGAGCCCATTCTTACAGTAGATCCATTAGAGATTTCAATAACTTTGTCCTTGGCGTTATCTTTTGTAACTTCTAAGTCAAAATGCTTAATAAGATTCCTTTGAAGATCAAAAGAAATCTGAGACAAGGCATAATTAGGAGACATAATAAGGATGTTAGAGCCAGGTACCAAAGACACGAGTTGTCCAATGATGTTGGCTATATATGTCTTGCCCTGCCGCCGAGAAACAGCAGCAGACACAAAACGATACTTTGGGTTATTAATCGCATTGATAATTGCTATCTGCGAAGGTAACGGAGTGACATTCAATAACTCCATATAAGGAGCTATTGGAAGTTTAAGGAATCTTGTCTCAGATCCTATTTCAACTATTTCATCAGAGATAATATCTCTTCTACTTATTTCTACTGCCATATATTAATCTTCTTTTTGTACAATTTGCCACATTCCCCAAGCGAAACCCGCCCAGGCCACTAAGTGTGCTACGCCACCAAATAAAATAACTACTCCACAGACTCCCATAAGAATAAGGGAGTCTTTCTTTTCTTTTATTTTATTCAACATGAGATCCTCTCTTTTTATGTCCGTTCCAAGCTACAAACCCCGCTACACGCAGTGACCAATAAGCTAGGTAGTTAAGTACTTTAAAACCGTTTACTTCGATACAGATATCACGGAAAAGTTCGTCCATATATTTTTGATCACGGTATCCTATATTAGTTCCATCTCTCCTTTGAAGAGTAGCAAACTTGTAACCATAATCATGTACTAAGCCGCCCATTAAGAGTACTCCGACAGGAGACAGGAAAGTTGCAAGGAACTTTGGTACCGATGCTCCATCAAACTCAAAGCCGGCAGGTATTGTATACTTTATGCCTCTTAGCATAAAGTCAAAATCTTCCATAATTTTCCACTTTCGTGAACCGAGTAACCACATTAAAATACCTTTGAAAAATCCTTTATCCTTTGTTGCAATAGGAATGGGAGACATTACAGGCATACGTGCATACTTAAAATCTACTAAACTTTCTAGTTCTTTACTATCAAATTTATTTACAATCCAGCCGCATAGTACTAGTATTATTAGTACTGTCCACTGCCAAAACGTTTCTGCTATATATAGTATAATTTCTAAAGATTCTACCATCATTTTTTACCTCCTACTGCTTCTTTGGCATAAAATGCCGCTACAATTGCGGCTACCGATACAAAGTAAGTAGGTGCCATAGAGCCTAGTGTTTTCTGGGCCTCATCTAAACCTGCGAGACTAGCTAGTACTACTGCAAAGGGGTATAGTAACATTCCTGCAAGTGCGAACCATGCCATGTTGCGTTGGGCATCTCGCATTGCATCTGCATCTTCTAGTTCTTTGCGTTTTGCTTCAAGATACATAGACTGCTCTGCTTCAGAGACTTTCCCGTCGCCGTTTGTGTCTGCCGGATGAAATTCTTTATCTACCATTTTACTTTATTTGCCCAATATGCTGCGGACATAGGCCCTCTAGCTATATTCTTTGCGTGTCTCGCTTTAAAAGACTTACGTTTTGCTTTCATTGCTGCTGATTCACCGGCCTTCGGCTTCCCTGCCGTACTAGCTCCCTGCTGACCGAAACGAATTGTTTTTACTTTACCGCCAGTTCTAGCTACTACAATATGAGACTTCTTAGCATGCCCTGGAGTACGTTTGGGTTTATTATAACCGCTAACGCCTGCCCGTTTTAACCTTGAGTCTTTTTTCTTTGTTTTTCGCTTTGCTGGCATAAAGTTTACTCCTTACTTTTGCTAATTGCGCCTGAGACATCTGCTCCAGCTGCGGTAGCTATATCCGCTACTGCTGTTCCTACTCCTCCGAGAGTTCCGTTAATGATACCCTGAGTGCCGTCAATAGCAGCGTTCATGGTGCCACAGGCTCCAAGTAGTAGTGCAGATACTATAACTAAATATTTCATCTGTTTCTCCGTTCTTTTCTTACCCTAAAAACCGTAGAGTGCTGGTGGTAAGGTGCCCCATCACACCCTGGTTAATAAGTTATTTCTTTTTTGCTCTCTTTCTAGCATTCATATTTGCGTATAATCCTCTACGCTTACTCTTCGTCTTCGTCTTCGTCTTCGTCTTCTTCGCCATAGTCAAGTTCCTCTTTAACACACTCGCAAGGGTCACAATCACAATCTGGACAGTCGCAGATTTGGGGGGAGCTAGGAGAAGTTCCTAATGCATCATACATAGCCTCTTCCTTAGTACCAAACTTTAGCAGGTTACCTTCTTCAGTTCTATAGCACCATCTTCCTCGTTTCTCAAATATTTCAATCATTTCTTTGCCCTTCTTCGTCTATTCGTAGCAGTTCTCTGTCCACGTTTAGGAAGTTTTCTTTTTGGTTTCTTCTTATTCATAATAATCTCCTAGCTTAGCCTATCAAGGCCATTATCATAAAAATTAAAAGGGGTATAAATAGGATTGAAATACCTAACCCTTTTGCCCACATTAGTATAAATTTTTTATTTTGTTGTTTTTCATAACGCGCCAACGCAGCTTCTTTTTCTCGAAGTTTCTTTGCGTCAGACTGAAACTGTAGCCAAGCATTCCACATACCAGGATCGCCTGCATAAATCATATGTTCTCTAAGCCATTCTTCTTGTTTCTTCAGCTTTTGTAGTTCCATAAAAGCTTGAAGCTCGTTACGGTTACCACCTTGTTTTGCTTTTTTGGCTATTACTGATTTACTATCAAAGTAAGAGGTTGCAGAGTCTGCTACATCAAATAACTCTTTACCATTGGTAAGAGCTTGTTTAATTACAGAAAAAGCTGCATTTGCTACAGCTATCTCCGCCAACACTAGAGCATAGTTACTAGGGTTACTATTACACCCGCCAGAAACAAAATTATGGTTCCGCCCATTTGAAGCATTCTAGCATCAATCTTTTGTAAAGTGCTGTCTATACCTGCTAGACGAGTGAAAGTAGTCTTCCACCTTTCTTCGCACTGGGCTTCGTGAACGGCCAACCCATTTGCAACAAAATCAATCTGCCGAGCAGAATCATGAAATCGTTCCGTAGTTTCTGCGTTCCAATTGACATCAGCGTTACTCTGTTCCATTCAATAATTTATCCATAAGCTTACCATAATTACCTTGCCCAAAGGGAACAGCTTCATTAATCTGTACATTGGTCTGGTTTTTGATACTGCTTCCTTCTGCTTTAGCGAGGTCGGCTTGTGCCTTAATCTCGTCAATACGCATTTTATGAGCCATCTGTAATAGATCTGCTAGGTCTTTACTAGAGTAGACGCCAGATTCCTGGGCTTCTTCTAGTTTGGACGCGATCATCTCGTCTAACAAGGCACCTATGTTATTCTTATTACGGTAGCCTAAGTCTAAGTACACAGTGTCAATGTACTTCTTTACTTCACGTTTATTTAGTACATCTACTACTTGTTGTTCCGATACCTGAAGGTATTCACATACACCGCGTATGTTGCCGTATTGTAAATAACTATTCGCTATTTCGAGTCCTTCTGGACTAATTGTAGTTAATTCTTTTGCCATGGTTCAAATTATACTCAAATAGAGGTTGGTTGTCAAGAGATATTTTTCTCAGGTTAGTCTGCTAACGGATTGTCTAGTGCTCTTTGTAGTTTTTCCGTTAGTCGTGTTTCTAGGTCTTTCATATCTCTATCCGTGTCAGATTTTAATGAGTCTCGCTTTGTTTCAAATCGGTCATTAGCATTATCAATCATTAAACGTACTTTTTCTTCGGATTCGCGTACTTTGTCTTCTACACGATCTGCTTGTTTCTCAATAGAAATAATATCATCTCGTAGCCCTGATTTAATATCTCTAGTATAGGATATTGCATCATCAAGTTTCTGTTCGATAATTTTGTTTCGTGATTCTATTTCATCTGTATCAATGTTCTGAACTACTTGCTTCATATCAGTATAGTCCG